TTATGTCATAGACTCCTTCGTTATATATGCGTTTCGGAGATTAATAGTGGTCCGCATATACTCTAGATCGCTCTCGATATACTTGGCCGTCTGCCTGGGGTCCGTGTGGCCTACGATCCTCATTATATCAACGATCTGTGCATCCGATCTATATGCCGTGGTAATAAACTCCCTGCGCAGGCTGTGAGCCGTCCCGTCTACTCCGGCACTGTTCATGATCTCCTTACACCGCCTCCCAAGATACTCCGGAGTATAGCTTTTTAAAACTTTCATCTGTCTAAAGACCAGAAGCCGCCCATCACTTTCATCCACATCACAGAATTGGACCATGTTGCGCCTATACTCCATGTACATCTCTATTACCGGATCGGTGTCTCCGAGCAATGGTACGAGTCTGATCTTACCTTGCGGACCATGCCCTTTCCCGTGGATGATCATGTGTCCTTTTTTTATGTCTTCCACTCCGATCTTGGCCATTTCTCCGCGGCGCAGCCCATAGTTCCCTCCAAGGTAGAGCATCAAGACTTCAGCTTTGGTTTTGGCCGCTTTCATGGATGTGACAAACTCACTGTATGATATCCATTTCGCATTAGGCGTCTCGCCGTTCGTGAGGATTTTTACGCAGTTCGGATCATAATTCTTAAAAAATCTGCACCACTGCCTGACAATGTATGAGTACGACTCCTGTGACGACCGAGAGACATTCATCGCGCCCAAAGCTACATAGACATCGTCCTCCTGGATCAGCCTTGGGTCGTCGTTCTTTCCGAGACTGCGCAGAATCCTGCAGAATGCATTCAGAACTAAACGATATCTGTCGGTGGTAACCTCTTTCCGTCCCCGGATCAGGAGCCTCCCGAGGTACTCCTCGATGTCGGGATTTCGCGGTTCACACACAGACACACACAGACCGTCCTCGTCATAGACGCACATCTGCCCCACCTTGATATGGTTCACACACAGACACATATTCAAAAAAGATGTGCAGGGGACCTGCCACGGTCCCCCGCGCAAGAGGGTGACAGAGCCGGAAGAACATCTGAAGAGGACGCGCTCCTGCCCTGCCGTCCATACTATGCAATGCCTCCATATAAGGCATCTGGTGCACACAGACAGACATGGGCTCACCACGCCTCACATATATGCCTATACTCGCAGCGAGCACATGCCTTGCCCCTATTAGGCAGGAACTGCAGATCATTGATAGGCTTGATCACGTCCTCAATAATGTGGTGCTCAATAGCCTGTGTCGACGTATATGCTACCCTCCTCTGTATCCGTTGAGGGTCCTCGCGCAGGTAGTCCAGTGTGGCCACAATGTGAGTTGGAGGGACACCCAGTATCTTAGAGATGAGCATAGTGTAGATCCTGATCTGCTGCTCGTCCGTCTTCCGAAAGAGGCCTGTCTTCCAGTCGTCAATATAGACAGTAGACTTACTGATCGTCAAAAGGTCAACGAAACCAACTATAGGAACTCCCGCAACCATCCCGCTCACATGCACCTCCGGATGGTGCCTCCCCGGTGTGCCCGGTTCGAAGCGCGGTTCCTGCCTCCGCAGCTCCTCGTATCCGGACAAGGATTGACTATGCCGCCTCTGCATCTCGCTGTCAATAGGACACTCCGGACGGTAGATCTCGCAGCCAGGAGAATAGATCCTCTGCAAGGCGGAGTGCGTCCATCTCCCCTGCTCCGCATAGCGAGGGTCCCAGACCTTCGGCCGATCCTCACGGTAGTAGAGCGCGGCCAGGGGACATGCCTCATATTTTGAGATGAACGACGGCGACAGGTGGTCCATCGGGAATCCTCTTTGCGAGGAGAATAGATCCTCACTCATCGTCTTCGCCGTCCTTGTAGCTGGGAATTCTCACGGTAACGTCAACATCTGAGCCGTCCTCCAGTCCGAGCTTGTCGATATCCTTGGCCCTCAACGCAGCATACCATGAGTTCCCGATCTTGCGAACTTCGGTTGCCAGTGTAACCTCTTTTCTTTTTGCCATTCAATCACCTCCGCAGGCGTCCTCTCTGATCATGTATTCATCACTCCATTTCCTCCCCATCGAGGAGGTTATTCCGAGGAGCATGTCCCCGGCCAAAATATTACACTCTGCCTTCATGGTTGGTAGCCATCTGCGGTCTCCCGCATTGCAATGTACAGCTTGCCGATATTTATAGTTTGTATATCCGACGTATATACAACTTAATAAATATCCCGGATTATTAAATAAAATGTATACACGGTGCCCCGGGATCGCATAAGCTACCAACCGTGCTGACCCGAGGCATATATTGTCATGTCTTTACGATATAAAAGGGTGGGGCATGTGCCCCGGGGTCGCGAAATGTCACTGACGCGATGTCTCCGGGAGAGATGTCCATCCCAATCTCTCCCGGAGGATTGAGCTATGCACCTGGTCGGCTTTGTGTAATCGGTTTAAAGTGTGATCAAATATCAATATGATCTTTATTTAAATTCATTTATGCATAATCAACCATTAATAACTTTTATATATATGTAATGACATGTAACATTAAGGGGAAACCCAAGGAGCAACCAAACATGGCAGCATACAAGGTAGGGCAGAGGATTGAGGCAGCATACGAAACAAGCGTCTACAAGTCCGGGGTCTCCGGCTGGAGGTCCGAAACCGTGAACGCCGTCCTCGAGGTCATCTCGGCCGGCAGGGCGAGGGTCGTCAGCGCGTCGATGGAAAGAGCAGGATCCAACAGGCAGCAGTACAACGTCCGATCGGCCGAGAATTCTGAATCCGGCAAAATGAAGAACATCTCATCGCTCAGATCCGTTCAGATCGTCGGAGTTGAGTAAGATGTCCGGGAAAAAGTGCGAGTGGTTCGTTATAGAGGATCGCGGCGACATATTTTTTGAGGAGCTACACGAGAGCGAAGAAGAGGCGAGGAGTGCGATGATATGGTCCTTCAGGAGAAGGACCCCCTTCGACCGGAGAGATATCCTTGCGAATAAGGGCAAGGTAAGGCTGTACGTTGCACACACCTCTACTGAGGAGGAGATTGGCAGTGCCGAGTGGTTTGACAGCATTGACAAGACCATATCTATGGAAGATGCGCTGAAGGCCCTGGAAGAGGAAGAGGAAGAGGAGGAGTCCTAAATGGCAAAAATAATCAACGGCAAGAGATACGACACGGCGACCGCATCGCACGTTGCCACACACGAGTATGGCAACCGGCGCGACTTTGGGTATTTCGTTGAGGATTTGTATAAGAAGCGCACAGGGGAGTACTTCCTTTATGGTGAGGGCGGCCCTGCGTCCAAGTATGCAACGTCGACGGGGAACAACTCATGGTCCGGAGGAGATAGGATCATCCCGATGAGTTACGATGCGGCCAGACAGTGGGCCGAGAAGCATATGGACGCGTCCGAGTATGAGGCCGAATTCGGCGCGGTCGACGAGGGCGGCGAGAAGCGGACCGTCGGGATATCCATCACCGCCGGAGCGCACGATAAACTTAAGAGGGCGGCTCAGGAGAGGGGAATGTCCCTTTCTGCGCTGATCGAGGAGTTCGCCCTGAGCTTGTGATCGGATTAAACCCTTTCCCCCCTTTTTACTGCCGTAACGACCAGTTGACATCCGACTCGATGATAGGGATATTGTCCCAGAACTCTCCTACAACGAGAATCATCGAGATCCTAGCGTGTCCGGAGCCATCTGTTGTTGCGGACATGTCGCACGCCTCATGGTGCACTACAAAGTCATCATACATCATGAAGGCGGAATAGTGTAATTTCTGGCCAGGGTCGTAGAGGTCTAAGAATGATATGTCCTCGATGTCTACCGTCACTCCGGGATCAGAGTATAGATCGATGTAGTACTCGAGGATAAGCATGGACCCGGCGGGTCTGCTGTAGGTTGTTGCGTCAGAGTTCCATACCGTGCAGACCTCAGAAAGGTCTGTTATGCTCGACATGTCCACTATAGCAGCCCCATTCCCTGATACCAGGTCCCCATCATAGGATGTGTATGCGTTGTACCCGAACTCATACTCGCCATAGGCCCGCTCATTACCTTGATCCCAATAATATGCGGCCATGGCCGCAAAAACCACAGCTGCGACAATGGCTACCGCCAAAGCTGCTCGATACGTCCTCTTCATGAGAGAACATCATCTTATCTTTTATAAAACCATTTGAACGTTGACTATCAGGCTTTGGTTGGAATACTTATCGGGTCTTCTGTGCTGATCTATGTCTATTACCGTGGTCCCGTCGACACGGATCTTGGAGATGGCATACTGTCCGGTGACGGTGCTCACCCCACGCCCGAAGTAAGCAGACAGCACGCAGATTCCTAGATCGACGACTTTCAAAACGTCGGCTACGGCCGAAACATAGCCTTTCTCGACGCTGTATATCTCTATGGTGTGGGAGGATGATCCGGACAGCGTGGCCGCCGAAACAACAGAGACGTACTGCTTGGCGAACACATCGTTAGACGATGCCTCGACGGCGATGTTACCTGCAGTGTATGCCATTTTTGTCGAGTCGATGAGGCTGTTGGCATACATTTCAGAGTAGTTATTCAGGACGAGCGTTGTCTGTTGAGTGCTGACATCGATCTGCACCTCTTTGATCCTTGCCTGATAGTCTGACATCCCAAATCTCGAATCGTATATTCTAATAGGCCGACCGCCGACGAATATCCCTGTCGATATCATTAGATCGGTATAGATCCCGGAGAGTACTATTGTGCCCTCCCAGTCTTTTGACCTGTTAGTTACGATCTCGGAGTATGAAGACAAGGCCGCATCCTCAACCGTAGTCACACTTCCGTCCACCACAGACACGGCCGACCCCACAGTGACCTCCGGGTCCCTCATTGCTATAATAATCGGGGTGCCGTCGTCCTTTGTCCCTTTAGTAATGGCAAGAAATGGACGGTACATCATAGTCATGGATGGAGAGAACCTCATCATCGGGATCGCTCCGCTGACAGGGGACTCATCTCCGGCATAGTAGAGGACGACGGCGGCAGTATCTGACGCCTTAAGCCTATATCCTAGATTGATGGCGCCCCACGTCACCGGGGAGCATGATATAGCATGCTGCCGGCCGGCATATGTTCCGCTTGGCTCGGACATGTCGGCAAGAGCCAAGAGATAGCTGAAAAAGTTCGCCCCGGCGCAGCGGAACACGCCCACGGTGCGACTGCTGGATATGGTCGACGCGCCATATCCCGCGGCATAGCATATGCTCTGGAAGATGGTCGACATCGACAAGCCCCCGGCAAGGTCAAGATAAGTTATCCTCGCGCGGCCTATATACTCCGGACTGCCCATAGACGATGATATCGTGGTGACGTTGTTGATTCCGGTCACATAGTACTTGGTCGCATTATCGGCGTCGGCCTGACCCGCGTTAGCATATTCGTAGTATGATCCTACATATATCGATTTAAAAATAACATCGTTAAGCGTCCCGCTATCATACGTGCTACCGGTTACAAAGTGACGGTAGTACTCGAATGTGGACCCAGGGTAGCTCGCCATATCCATATCCGCGCCATAAGTTGTCGAGATGTTGTCAATAATTACGTCTATCGATTTACCGCGGACATATGTCGGTGCGTCCAGCGTTATGGACCTCAATGTATCCATCGAGCTGAAAGAGGATTCGCTATAGGTCTTGGAGGCTACGACCGCCCCCTCGACAAGCAATCTTACTCTGCACCTTAGCATATTTTTACGATAAAATGAAAACGAAAAAAGCCAGTCCAGATCTAGTGCAAACGTGAATTTTGCAGTGCCATCGCTCGCAAAGCGCATGCTGAAAGAATAAAACTGACTAACGCTGATGTTGCTATTGACAGCCCACTGTACATCGCCGCCGGTCGCACTCAGTGTGACCCCTGCCGGCTTGGTTACATACAGTTTTTCGGCGACGGGATCCCAGCCGCCGTAGGCATTCTCTAAGTTGTGCTGCTGCGCCGAAGAGTAGTGGTTGCGGTGGTAGTCTGCTCCTGTCGCCCTCAGGATCTGAATGGCATCGCCGAACGTCAGTTTGATCAAATCGTCTGCAACAGACATTTCTGTGATCATAAAAATGCCAATAAGATTACCTGGAATCCCTTCGTTTCTATAAATGTATAAGAACATCCCCGGTCGTATGGCCCCGGATCCAGATGACCACAAGGTGCACTCACTGCTTAGCAGATTATTGGCGGATGTCTTAAGATCATTAACCAGCGTTAGGGATCCTGTCACTCCAAAGTTCTCCACGAATTTGAGTTTTGGACCTTGCATGTACCCTGATATGTTAATGAAGTCCCCACCAATTGTTCTTGATAAATGAACAGTTGAATTTACGTAGTCTACCATATGTATCACTGACAAATAACCATCATGTTAAATGTAACCCAGATCCCCGACTCGGAGTCGGTGGACAGGGACACGCAGATGCCGGACCTGGTGCCCTCTTCTGAATGTGTTATGCTAAGGGTGGCCCCCTTCATCCCTTCGAGGATGGCCACATTGGATGCCGTCCTCCTGCATACGCCGGTAATGCTCGTAGTAGGTGAATTGAGGCCGGTGACGTGGACAATATCGTAATTAGCGCCGTCTACCTCATGCCGCTTGTACTTGACCGTGGATGTCCACGGAGACATGGTGACGAAGCGTATCTCGGAGCTTATCGGTGAGCCGTCCTTAGAGACCGCGATCATATGATCCGCCCTCCGCTGATAGTGGCGTTGATGCCTGTAGCCGTATCGACGTTGCTGGCGGTGTTCTCGATAACGATCTGGGTGCTCGAATTGGTAGTAGTCCTTGACCCGCCGGCCATAGTTGCCGCGAGAAGTCCGCCTGCCGCACCCACTCCCACCCCGACGAGGGCTGCCTTCCAGGGCGACTGCATCACGCTCCTGAATGTCTCCACCACCGCTAGACCGAGCTCCGACGTTTTGAGGGCCTCGGATACCGCCTGCAGTGCCTTGATCCCCGACGCAAACCCGACCAGAATCTGAAACCCTGCATTGAGCTTCTGCAGCGCCGCGGCGTTATCTCCCGACACGATCCCAAGGGTTATCAGGCCGCTGGTAACGGCGCTGACACTCTCTTTGACCGTCATGAGGACGGCCACTTGCTTGACGAATTGAGCTTCTTGCCGAGTAAAAGATTGAGTGGTCCTGTCGGTAGCGGTTTCCAGGCCCTGCTGATCGATGGTGGTCTGCTTGATCTTCTCCGAGGCCTTGGATGTGGACTGCTCGATGCCGGATGCTGTCGCAGAGACGTTGTCGATCATCTCAAAAACATATTTGAGATGCGTGTCCATGTCGCTCATGGCATCGCCGCCTGCACCCCGCTGATCGCGTCCTGTCTGCCGGTAGGGGTCGATAGGTCCGCTCTTATCCTCGTGATGAGCGCATACATCCCGATGCTTGCGGCCGCGGCTGCCCCCGTCGCTAAGGCAATGGTCGACCATCCCTCGGGATTCCAAGAGTTGGCCGCGACCAAGGCGGCCGACTGTGCCGTCTCCTGAGCGGTTTTGGCTGTGATTCGGGCCTTGACGATCGACGTTATTCCCAACACTCCTGTAGCTACAGATAGTGCGCCTGTAGCTACAGATAGTGCCGCCGCCGTCTCGTTACTGATAAGCCCTAGTCCGCGGAGGCCGCTGGTCACACCGGACATCCCGGTGCGGAGGCCGTTGGCAGAGCTCTTCGTAGACGATATGTCGAGAACTGATACGGCCGAGAGGTTATCGAGGGCCGATATCACAACTTCACCCCCATTTGCTTGTATAGCTGGCGCTCCCTCTGTCTTTCAGCCTTAAGAACAGCCTGCAGGACCTCCTGCTGCTGCATGGTCATGTTGTCCATGAGCTCCTTGTCAATGATCTTGACATCGAAGCGCTCCGCTATGTCCATGTATACCGTGTCGACCGGGCCTGCATGGGCCGTGAGCACCGAGAGCATCTGCCGTACGGCTTCCTGCTCCTCAGGTGTGAGCAGGTCCAAAAAAACGTTCAGGTCGTCCACGCTGTTAAGGACAGGATGCTCGATGCACCCTATGGCATACAGATCGAGGGTCGGCATGATCTTGGCCGCGAGCTCCTGGACGTACGTTCTGAGGTCGCTGTCAGCATCCGGCAGAGATGCCAAAGGCACAAGCGTCCGGAACTCGTCCTCCCACTCTACAAGCTCCGGGTACATCTCATGGCGGATCCCATCTATAGGTACCCTATAGGACCTCGATAGATATCGCATAACTACGTCTCCATACTGTGCGGTGCGGATAATGAAACGTTTTCTGTGTTGCCTCAGGATATCCTCGATCGGGACATGTCGGACAGCGGGCATATCCTCGACATCGCACTGGCAACCGTCGAAGCCCACATCCGGCATCAGATCATCACCCATGTCATATTGGATGCGTTGACGGTCAGCGTCTCATCGTAATCCGTCTGCGATCTGGACGGGAGGTCCGATCCCGGCATCCAGCATCCGCCGAATATAACGTTGTAGCCTCCGATGGCTTGTGTGACCGAAAAATCGGAGGTCTCGGACATTTTAAGCCTGTCCCACATCAGCGATGTGCTGGGCACCGTATACTCGAGCTGAATGCCGAGGAGGTCCCCGGGATACATGAGCGAACCGGCCTTAAGCGCCTTGCCGTTAACTATCCCCTCCTTCTGGACAAGGTTGTTGCTGATGGTGAGGTTGTAGCTCATGGCTGGGATCGTGATGCCTCCGGACAGGCTGCATATCGGATATGTATTGTGAGTTACAGGATTAAGGGCAGGGATGGAGGCATCGATGTTGGTCATCAACTCGGCCTTTGTAGCCTTCGGCTCGTCGCAGATCATGGAAAGCACGTCGAGCGACGCCATGACAGGAGCTCCTACCCCGGTGCCTGCGAGAGACAGCGAGTTGACCTTGCATCCTCTGTAGAGGTAGTACTGGTCCGGCGACGCCTCGACAAGCGTGGAGAACGATTCGATATCCCCCCGTATCCCGGAAGGCTCTCCGAGTGTAAGCTCCAGTAGGTCCGTCCACGAGTATGCGCCCGAGTCACGATATATCCCGAGCTCTGCCTTGAATCCCGACTCCCGCTTACCATAGGTCACTATCGACGTAGTCCTGGACCCGTCGGACCCGTAGGCCGTCAGATCGTAGTTGTTGATGGCATCAAGCCCCTGGAGCTTTCCCCCATATAGGAGCTGTCCTGCGGGGACGATGCCGTACGTGGTCTCCTTGATGTACTGCAGGGCTTTGAGCGCCCCGGCCGTTTTGATTCCCATGTCTTCAGTCTCCTATGTAGCGGATCACGTCCACGTCGAAATTGTACTGGGTGCGACGGTTGTCGTCGACAGACACAACATATGGGGCCGACGTGGTCAGTACGCAGGGGTAGAACGTCCCGTTGATGGTCACGTCCAGCACCATACGCAGGGTCCGATAGAGCAGCTCCGACATCCGTTGACCCGCAGTGTAGCCCTTCTCCCCTTGGCCTGTGACCACGGCTACAGTGAGGCTGTGGTAGTCCACATCCGATGTCAGAGATGGTGCTTTAGGGGAGGGCCTTGCGGTCACTATCGCCGACGAGGGGCGGTCCTTATACAGATTCAGATCTGCTTCTGTGAATATATCGACTCCGCGCTCGACTATATCGAGCTCTGCTAAGTAGTCTACTATATCCTCGACCACGCTCACAGCCCAATCCTCCGTAGCCTGGCATCTACCTCGTCGCAAAGATCTTCAGGGATCCTGTCCCTGTTATCCATAAGCGGTTTTGATATGAATTTATTCCCTGTCCCGGGCTTGGTCCATCGGACAGGCTTGCCAGACCTGCCAGGATCGGGCATGTCATGAACACGCTTGGCATAAGGGACCCCCTCGGAACCGACCACTACTCTGATCCTGTTGCCTCCGTTCTGTCCCACGTATATCATTAGGGATTTGCGGAGGTTGGCGTTACCGGAGTCTATCCTCATGGGATATCGCTGCCTTGTCGACTGAGGGACTCGAAGCATCATTGGCTCCTGGACCGTGTTCAGGATTGCAATATGCAGCGCCTTACGGGTTTCCGCGAACCCGTCGCGGAAAACGCCTATTTTGTTGGCGAATTCGGTGATGTCTGTGATCTTAACGATTCTTATGCTCATAGATCGTAGATCACCTCCGATTGAACGATCTTCCGGATCTCATCGGTCAGAGGGTCGGCCGCCGATCGGGCGTACAGCTCCTTGCACATCATCTCGATCGCAAGCATCAGCGTTGCCGGACAGCTCTCATATCCCGATCTGAAAACTACCTTTATGGTCTCCCCTATACCGAGGTCCCCTGGAGTGTCGAACGCCACATATTCTGATTTTATAATAAAATAGTCCTCGATGTAGTGCTCGTGCCCGGAGTTGTCAAAGTAAGTGATGCTCTCGACATCAATAAGAGATGGATATAAGGCGTGAGTCCCCCCGGAAGTGAAAGCAAGCTCAAAATTCCTGGCCACAATAACGCGCTCCAGGTGCTCTTCGAGCCTTGTTCTCGCGGCAGTTATAATCTGGGTCAAAAATGGGTCATCGGCTCTAACGTCGTCTCTGACAGATAGGAACTCTTTCAGCCCGTCGATGGTTATGGGCTCGGCGATCTTGCTGTCTATGATCGGGAACATGGGCGAGAGTACATGTGCACATTGAATTGTATGTAATCAGATTAAAAAAATAAAAAATGTTTAGATCCGGCCTTGTTGCTTACGGCAGCTGGTCGTCTGTTTTTGTGACCGTCTCCTTGAGATCGTTGATGATCTCGTTTATATCTTCGGCCGTCTCCTTGGCCACCGTTACCTTGGACGCAGCCTCCTTAACTGTGTCTGCGAGGCTGACCACATAGTCCGATGCCCGTACTAAGAACTCTCTGAGCCCCCAGTGCAGGATCAGAATATACACGGCCACAGACACGGCAGATGTCAGTCCGGACATGCATACATACGTCCACTGTCCGGCACCGACTATCCCGATATACTCGATGAGATAGGCGGTAGCGAAGAGCCCTGTACCGATCGCAAGGATCATAGAGACGATCGTCCCGAACAGGTAGCGGTTGTCCTGCGGGAGCTCTGCCGCACTCTCTATCTTACCCGACGCGATCTTGTTATCCACCGCCTTGTGGTATAGCGTGTCGTTGGTCAGCTTGCCGATGAGAATGGCCATTATGAGCGTTGACGCGAGCATGAAAGGAATGTATTCCTCAGGCGTCGATATCGTTGTTATATCTATCATTTTGAACACCTCCAACAAAATCAGAATGGAGATCAATGCCCAGACACCCCGTCCTACCTGGATCCAGGGTGAGCTTATCAGGGCACAGATCTTCATTCCTTTTTCAGCCTCCCGTATATAGACCAGACCAAAAGCCCCGAAACGAATATGAGGATGATCAAAGCACACTGTGCCTCGACCGTCTCCCAGAATGCGGCGGCATGGACAGCCTCCAAGGCAGTAATGGTCACATCGCCTGTCACAGGTGCATCAAAGTCCCAGTCCCAACCCGAGTATCCGCTGGGCATGGCCGCGGGCATAATAGCATGCCCTCCATGTGCTACCGTCTCGGTCAGGAACACCGTGTCGCCGTCTCCGTAAACGAAGTTAACGGTGTAAACATCCGCGGCGAACTTGGCCGAGAATACGGTGTCGCCGACATAGCTGTAGCTATCCCCGAGCTTGACGCCGTTCACATCGTACCATCCGAGGAACGTATGGGATCCCTTGATGGGATCTGCGGGCATGGCCGCAGATAACGCGGACTCGGTCGTGCCGGTCGATATGGTTACGCCTTCGACCGTCCATGCTACGGAGTATATCTGCTTCCACATCGCGTTAAATGTAACGCTTTCGGTCACAGCCTTAGGGATGGCCCTGTCCCATCCGCTGAATGCGAACCCGTCCTTGGTGGGGCTCGCGGGGACTGCTATACTGGCGCCATATTTGTAGGTCGCCGTGCTGATCGTACGGCTCTCGTCGACGAATTTTACTGTACAATCGATATCGGATATTATGGCCTCGAAGACAGTGGGCACCCCGGACGTCAGATACACGGTCGACCCTACGGCCGCCGTGATCGTTGTTCCGGAGTACTTCCATCCGTCCATCTGCTTCCCCGCCGGGACGGTGATGCTCATGTCCCCCATCGATTTGAGGGTCACGGAGCTCTCCGTGCCGGTGTAGGAGTAAGTGGTATCCGCCACCACATACTGGATCTCATAGGTCTCGACTGCGGCGGATGCCTCGGGGATGTCGACTATAGCGACACATCCGAAGCACAGCAGCGCGAGGACAGCGAATATTCCTGTTTTTCCAAGTGACAAAATTGATCACCGCGATAGCCATGGTCAAAAAAGACCTAATGTTATCAGAATAAATGATTGAAATAATTTGATCGGCCGCCTTCACGGCATGTCCGGCAGATCCGGAACGTCTGTGGTCATTGTTTCTGCCATCGCAGAGACCAAGTCGTTCCATCCGTCCATGGCTGTGATGTAGGCCGCCCATGGAGTCACATCCTCGGCCTGCCTCTTCTTACGGTACGCGATCGCAAGAAGGCTGTCGGCCGTCTGATGCAGTTTTTCACGATAGTGTCTATGCAGGGCCGGTGTCCAGGATCCATCGATGATGCCGTCTAGAAGTTTATCGTATTCGATGCGGGAGAGCCTGTGCTCCGTGCATCTCCATTGTTTAACGGCGTTGCCATCTCCGTCGGTTACAATCTCAGAGGAAATGTTGTCTCTGATGAGATACACGTCACGCCCGACCGTCGTATCTTTCGGATCGTTGTCATAAATTGCTTCCACAGTTTCCATTTCTTGCCTCCAATCCATCCTTTACAGGTAATATGGTGACCCTGCTGAGACGGTATGCGTTACAATGAGATAGAATGCCCATGTCTGACGCATACTGTCCTCTATCCCTAAGAGTCGGTATATAGTCATTAATTATCAGTTTGCATAGGATATCCTTCATCCTATGCTTGATCTTGATTTTTGTCCTCCGCCTTAACAGCGTGTATTCAGAGAACGATCTGTAGCCCACAAAATCTACTCCGCGTACATCGCAGGGGAAGATCTGCCAATGTCTGTTAAGCTTGAGCCCTATTTCTTCGAGACAAGCCACCATCTTATTTTTCATCCGACGTAGCCAGCTCTTCGTTTTTCCGATCATCACAATATCGTCCATATAACGCTGATAGCATACTACATGCATGGTCTGTTTGAAGTAACGGTCAACATATGCAAGGTAGAGGTTTGCGAGGTATTGAGAGGTGAGATTGCCCACCGGCATGCCAGGACGTGGATATCCGTAGATCACTTCCTTGAAGAAGATGAGGACATGAGGGTCCTTGAACCTTCTTTTTAAAAATTGGAACATTTTGTCCTTATCGATGCTCTCGAAGTAATGGTAAACGTCCATTTTGAGGCAGTATTCGGATCTGGAGCCCCGTAGATATTTCTTAAGCGTCCTAAGGGCATAATGCGTCCCCCTCCCAGGTATAGCGGCATAAGTCTGGCGGATATAACTGTTTATGAAAACATCACGAGTCTGCAAGATGACGGCCCATTGCACTACACGATCGAAGAACGGTAGGCTCGCTATGTGTCGGAGCTTCCCTCCTTCGATCTTGTCGAAAAAGTTGTACTGAGAGGTTTTGTACTCATCGTCCATCAGGACTTTCCTGACCATGCCGAGGTTACTGTCCAGATCCTTTTCGAAGGCTATAACTCCGCTCCGTTTCGTACGGCCTTTCCGTGCGAGCTCGTAAGCATGGCGGATGTTCTCTGGATCTACGACCTTGTCCCAAATATTCCCGGCTCTTTTCATTTCTATGCCTTCTATGCCTTCATCTAGTGGCGGCCTTTCCCAGCTCCCGTTTCCGCGAGGGTACTAGGCGGCGTTCGTTTTTTCATATTTCACCAAGGGGTGAGGCCGCAATGAGCGTAATGTGTGATGAGTGTCGCGCGAGCACCGATATTCCAATTCCGATTCGAGAGGGAATTATTCAGGTTAAGAGCCGAAACACCACCGGCGGACCCATTATTCGAGGAGCCCCCGGCAATCCCGAGCAGGAAATGGCACGGACGCCAATGCATCCCACCGCAGCCTGAGCCCTTCCGGGCTCGAAGTAAATAATTAAAGTTCATAGAAATGGTTTCAGTTACACCCGCTCGCCGAGGACGGCGAGCTCAGTCGAACACGAAGGCCGCGCGAGCACCGAGCCCCCAATCCCGACGCGAGAGGGAACTACCCAGGCCAAGAGCCGAAACACCACCGGCGGACCCACCACTCGAGGAGCCCCCGGCAATCCCGAGCCTCTGCGCTGTAGGGAAGCTCCAGTGGCGGTCGCACAGTCCGGTGGAGTCCGACCCCGCGTTGTTGTCCCAGAGCCCCCAATCTACATCGTCGGTCTTGATCTTCGTCGCGAAGAAATTCGTCGAAACGGTGAGGTCGGTCACCGGGAGGGATGCGATCTTGGTCTTGCTCGTCAGGAGATCGTCCGCCAGTACGTTTTGACCCGCGTATACATCCACCCATTTACCGTCCTCGTCTTCACGTCCTACGTCAACGACGAAATCGTCGATAAACTCCCACTTGTCTCCCCAGAAATTCTCCACGAAGCATTTTACGGGCTGGTTTACGGCCGTTACATTTCCCGCAAAGGGTCCTGCCTGATCGAGTTGTCCGCTCACAAGGCCGGCGGGATTTTCGGGCCCGCCTACACTGTAGCCATTGCCGATACGCCTCTGCGAGTCGAAGCTCTTCAACGCGAAGAGGATCCTGTCCCGCATAAAGTGCCGCTCGTGGAAGTTTATAAGGTGCCAATTCTCGCCGTTCGCGTGCGCCGCCGCCCTGAATGTCCCCCTCGTCTCATTGTATGTAGGCTGGTGGCCAGAAACCGACTTGAGCTTCCCATCGATGATCGTGCCCTGATACACCGGGATCGCCAGATAATTGTATTTGTGGCCGCCGAGAGTGTGAGCATATGCCTCTCCGTCGTTAATATTAGAGGAGTGCAGGATGCCGGAGGCGTTGCGCTTGGTATAGCAGAGCTTGGCGCAGTACATCACGTTCTCGGTCGCGATCTCGGCAGAGACATCGACACCATTGACGTCCTTGGACAGATCATACGGATCGAGCGTGTGCAGTATGTCCCCGGCCCCGTTGATCGTGGCATAGAAGTCGTCACGGAGCATGGCGTCCGTCATGCCCCAGGTGCCAACGTCCAGGACGTTTCCGAGGTTGGACACGGGACGGTGCATCGAGCACCCCTCCGAGTATGTGAGCGAGCCTGTAGGGTCGGTCTCGAAGGCAACGGGATCGAACGCGAGTCCGTATCTCCACGAAGCTCCTCGGACGAAAGATGCGGGAATGCACCCGTCCGCCTCCAGTAGGACCGCGTCCCCCTTCTGCTCTGCCTGCTTTCTCGAGCGAAGGTGCCCCATCGCCGTGAAATCCCCTCCGAAATCAACTGTATCTGTCATGCGATCACCACAATGTCGTATTTATCCCCGGATCCGGGGGCCTTGAAAAAAGTTAACGTAACATCTGTCGACGTAACGTCCATAGTCGTCCCCATGGCATGGCCGTCCGGATCGTAGAGCTGGACGGCAGGGAGCTTTCCGAGATTATGGGCTACTACGAATGTTTTCTGCACGCCGTCTCCTACGATCGACCCCCGGAAGAAGCTTACCACATCTCCGGGGCGGTAGATCAGCACGCGCAGACTGCCTGTCGCCGGAGCCGATGAGAAGAACAACGTGACCTGGTTGACGTTAGGGCGCTCGAACCTGGCGTCCATGCGGCCATGTCCGTTGACCAGGTCTACCAGCACTACAACCACGTCGTACGAGTTTAACGAATGCGTAACGGTTATCTGATCGGACGTTCCGTCGCCGATGTTGGCAACGTAGGTGTTTACGGGCGTCGCGATCTGCGACGGCTGTGCCGGCGTATACTCCGCCCAGAATGCCGGGCTCAGCGGCGGATTGCGATCATAATTGTTGCTTACGAGCGATTTATACAGGACGCCGCCCACGTTGGTTATCGATCCGGAGTTGTACTTGAGATCGGGAGACCACGGTACGATCCCGTCCTCTCTCGAGATAATGTACGGTTTGTTTTTGACAAATGCGTCCCCGCTCGTAGCGCTCCAATCGGACTGCACATTGCGCTGTGCAGAATAGTCGATGGATGCAAGCTTAGCGACATCGCCATCGGAGTAGCTGTTCTGTGAGAGTCCATGGCCGGGGACCTTGTCGACCTTGGTGTCCAAGGCCGCCTGTTGTGGACCGGACACCATCTTGGCAGAATCGGGAGTGTTGTCGACCATCCCGAGGCCGACGTCGCCCTTGTCGAGCATGATGTCTTCGGACATCTCGTGTCCGTTGATGGTCCGAGTTATTGGCACAGCGCCGACATCCCCGGGCCCTAGCACTACAACGCCGGTCTTGCCGTTGACCGACAGGACGCTGGTGCCCGGACGGAAGACCACGGCCTTGACGCTGTTGACCGCCACAGGGTCGGAGAAGAACAACGTGACCTGGTTGACGTTAGGGCGTGCGCATGTAACGAGCTGCGTCGCCCTCGATCCCGAATCGGGATAGAGGAAGGCGAAGACGTCGTACGAATTAAGCGAGTGGGTCAGGGTGTACTCTCTATCGACGCCGTTTCCCAGCGTGAATATCATAACGTCAGAGGGTTGCGTCGACACTCCCCCTATGGGCGAGTACGCTCTCCAGAACACCGGATGCGCCTGGTCGTCGTTCTGCGGATCGTGATTGACGTTACTCCCAATCAGCGATACATACAACGTGCCTCCGACTTTGGTCACGGCGCCGGACGGATATGTGAGTGAGCTCCTCCAGGGGTTGACGCCCTCGGCCACGTCGGCCTTGGTGTGCATCTGCCCCTGGAGGTCCTGCTGGTCCACTATGTCCCCGGAGACCGACCCCCACGGGACCATCGATCTGTAGACCATGTACCCTGCCTCGCTGTTGAGGTTCGTGTCGTCGACCACCATATACATGAGGTCGGTCGAGGATACCTTGACGGTATCCCCGTTCTGAACATCCGCTGATGTGAGCGCGAACCTAGCCTGGTCGTCGGGGACCACGGCGCAGCGCTCGAATGCCACCGGAGGAATATGGACAGGGTCGATCACTCCGACGAGGTTCCCGACTGGTAGATCTTTCTGTGAAATGTCAATATCGATGGTTTTGATCGATCGTCCTATGCTTTCGAACGAGAGCTTGCCGGGCACGTCCTGCGTGACGTCCACTATGGCCTCGTCCCATATGGTACGATATGCACCGATGAACGCGCCCCACGAATCTATCGATGGGGCAACGTTGAATATAATGATATTCCTAGAGGCTATAACCTCGGTGCCACGTGTCAATACGAGCTGGGCCGGAAGCTTGTTGTCGCGCCTGCACGCATCTAGGATTACGTCCGTGAGCGTGCACCTCCCTCCCTCCAGGTCCAGGTACGGCCGGACATTGCGTCCGTTGACGTCTTTGACGGTAACCCTGAATTCGAGTCTCCCGGTGTACTCTTCCGGGATCCCCGTGACGACGATCTCGGTCGAAGCATTGTCGATGGTCGTTCCCGCATAGCCTCCCGTGGACGATATCTCCCTCTTGTCGGGGTCGTAGGATATGTTGATAGTATGCATGGAACAACCTTATCTGGTGGATTTGGCGGGAAGACCTCCCGCCGGGGTTCTCTCAGCTCGTCGGGCAGTACCTGCATCCGATCTTGACCACGGCCCCGCTTATAGTGGCGGCCGAGCCCTTGACCTTGATGTAGCGCTTGCTGCCGATGTATCCGATGGTCCCGTCGCCGCTGACCAGATCGGTCGTTGCTACAGCGGTGAATGTCCCATCGCTCGTGGCGCATTCTGTGACCCCCACGGTCCCGGTGCCCGTATGTGCGATCAGCACCGCGGTGCACCCGGATACATCGAGCGCAGATGTCTCTGTGGTCGATGCGAATGCGGCAAGGGTCTCGGATTCTGTTGCTATCTCGTATGTTGTCATTTTATCACCTCACGATGCCGCGATCTTAAGCTTTGCAAAGCTGCCGGGCATGACCACGGCTCCGCCTATGCGCGTGTCAAACTCGAACTCCACCAGGTTCTTGGCACGGAGAGATTCGGATATCTCGTCCATGATCATCTCCACGCCCTTCCGATCGACTATAACATAGTCCTTAAGCGCACCGAACATGACCGGGAACGTGTTAGCCGCCACATCCGGAGCGGACGGCGCCTTGACCAGAGCATATCCGGCGAATGTAGGAGGCATGCCTGCTATAAGGCTCGGATTCCACAGCGGCTGTCCGGTAGTGTCCTTGAGCTTTCTGACCCCTACCTCGGTCTTTTTGTTCATGATGAACTTACACTCGGAGTCCATGGCCCAGGGGACCTCGGCCGTGAGATCGAGCAGACCGTCGATCGTGAGGGCCGCGGCTGCCCCGGACACTACTGTTTCGATATCGGAGTTGCTCCAGAGCCCATGGGGCTTGGAGAAACCGTCCCCATCGACGAAGGCCTTGGCCTCTCCGCGCATCAGCCTGCCGATCAGCTTGCTCGTAACATAGGTGTCGATGCTGAATGCTGTGTCCTGCCTCATGGTCCTCGTCACGCGGACCTTGGCCTGCGCCTCGTTGACCGGAATGATCACCTTGCCGAATGTGGGCGCGGCGGTCTCGGAACGGGATTCGGTCTCCTGGACCCAGGTCAGCCCGGCATCACCATCCTCGACGGGTATCTCGAGGGAGGAGGAGCTTGTACTCAGCACGGTCGCATTTGCTCGGATCTCATCTATGTCGCGGACCTTCTCCATCACATATGCGAGGTAGTCGGGATGGACGAGGTATCCGCCGGAGGGGCCGTTGTTGATCGACATCCCCTTGCGGACATAGTCGTCGAACATTTTCTTTACCTCCGGGATGGCGAATACCGCCTCCTTTGTCATGTTGGCCGAATACTGGCCGTTCTTGGCCATCCTTATCTCCATATCGGAAAATGCCTTCTTGAGGGCGTCGATGTTGCTCGACTGGTCCTTCATCGCCGCCTGGGCCTCGCTGAACTTGATCCCAAATCCATGGAAGTCGGTGTTGATTCCCGATACCGTCTGATTGATGGACTTGAGCTCGGACTGCAGATCTTTAATATTTGTTTCTGTCATTATATTACCTCTTTGACGGATTTGGTCAACACGTCGACATTATCTTTCAGCTTATTTATGCTCAGAAATAACGTCTTCAGCTCTTCCTCTTCCTCTTCATCGATTTCCTTGTTTACCTCATCGCTTTCGGGATCATCCGTCTGGTCATCAGGATTTTCCTCTTCCTCTTTTTCCTCTTCCTCTTCCAGGACCTCATCGACAGCCTTCATGAGCTTTTTCTGGACGGTCTTGTCGAGGAGCTTGAATCCGCCTACGGCGGAGATCTGCTTGCGCAGTGCTGCTTTGCTTGATTTCGATATCATTTTTGCCTCCGCCATTGCCGCCGGGTTGGCGGGAAATGTTACGAACGAGCCCTCGATCAGGTCAATTTCTTTTAGATGCCTCACTCCATCGATATAGTCCGCGTCTATAAGCTGGAAACCGATGGACAGCCCGTTGACGTCTCCGGCCTTGAGCAGAGAGAACGCCTCCCTGCCACGCTGGACGCCCATATTGAAGTGACCGTCCACGGCAAGGTTGTCCTTTGTATCGGTCACTATTAGAGACCCGATCGGCTCGATCGACAGATGCTGCCAGAGGAATGGATATTTGTTTCCACGTGTCCTAATGGAACTGTCGAAGCACCCGGGATCGCATACATCGCCCACAAAGTCCTCATTACCATAGGTCGAGAGGACCCCCTGGAAATTCCCTTTCTCATCTGTGGCCTTGAACTCGGTGAAGTGAAAGGCCTTGTGCTCGATCATGTGCATTTAAACTACTATTCGAATAAAGTATAATCACTTCTCAATGCGGTATGTCAAAAAGCATCTGCAGTTGATAACCTCGCCTGCCGGAGCTCCGTAGCTCCCGTCCGCAGGGCAGTCCATCTTCGAGTATCCCGCCCTGCCGTACCATGAGTACGCCTCGGAAACCTCCAATGTCCTACTCTCGAGATGCTGATGGGTATCTCTCACCTGCGCATCGAGGGCGGTGTTCCAGGTCTTCATCTGAGTCCGTGCGGAATCTAAGGCCTTTACCGTCTCTAGAGATGCGCGGTTGCTCGACGCCGCGGTCTCGGTCCTTGCTATGGTCGATGCACGCACTGGGACGAACTCTCGAGAGTATAGGTCGGTCAGTTGCTCGCGGAAGTCCACCACGGACTTGGAACCGTCGAGCAGATCGCGGATCTCCCTCATTGTAGTGTCGTCAATATCTTTGATCTTGGACGCGCTGTTGCTCCTGATCCATCTGCGGATAGCGATCGAATAGATATCGTCCTCGCTTAGCGGGTCGGTGGCCTTGCGCTCGATCCTTTCGTAAAATGATTTCGAGGTCATGTTGGCGTCCACCATCGGATAGATGTCCTCGGCCATCTGCGTGTATGTCCACTCCAGGACCTGGGATTTCTGTCGGTCGTAGGACTCGACCGCCGCATAGATCTCCCTCTCTGTCGGGTCGTCGATCTCGAGGATGGAGCTGCACTCATCCCTGAATATGTTGCGGAATTGGGCCCTTACCACGCGCTCGTAGCGTGTACGGATCCTCTCGATCTGCCTGTAGGCTTTGAGCTTCTGCGCCCTCGACAGATTCCCTATAGCTTTGACTTCGGGGTAGTCATGCATCGGGATTATCCTCTGTGTCCTGCATCGGAGGCACCACCATCTCGGTGACCGCCTCGGCCAGAGGTACGCGGGACATGCTCGTGAGGATGATGTCCCCATCGGACCCTACGTCGTCGTAGCCGAAGATCTCACGTTTCTCATTGACGGAGAGGAAGTCCGCTCCGGTGACCGCGGCGTACAGCGCGGTCTGATCTCCGGCGAGGTCCTGGACGCTCGCTATGTCGTACGTAATTCGGCCAACATCGGAGTACTCCGGCGTGATAACCCTATCCATGGTCTCCCACAGCTGGTCCAAGAGGGGCTTGACACAGTTGACCGCGAACTGCCGCCCCGCCTCGGCCGCGTTAGCGTAGGTCTTGTTGGCCACGTCCCCGATTAGCTCGGACGGCGTATCATAAGCAACGGCGATCTCGCGTGAGTTCATGACCATTCCGTTCGAGAAATCCATCTCCAAAGCGGTGAATCCCAATGGAGTGACGTCCATGTTATCCCCCGTGACCATAACGTTGGCGTTGTTGTCGACACCCTGATAACCGGCTCGCATGTCCTCGCGCAGGTCCCTCTTCTGCGATTTTGTAAGATGGTCGCGCACCTTAAGGTGTAGGGACGGCCTTGCGCCGTTGGTCAGCGCGGAAGTGTTCCATCTGGTAGCCGCATTCTGCATATCGATGGCCCGTTTTGCCACAACCATGGGCGAAACTCCGAAAAAACTGTCGGAGCCGCTGTTGAGCTTGATGTGTATTATGTTTTCCGGCGGGACGCTTATGGTCCTGCTGCCCAGGTTGACCGTCCAGGACGTTACCGGATCGAATATATCGTAAGTTCTTATCGGCGTTATCTTATCGGGGCTTATCGACCACATCTCCCCGATCCCGGAGAAGGTGGTGCGGATAAGAAAGATGTAGGCATTCCCGTTGATTCCGATGTTCTGCTCCAGATCCTTGATAAATTCGGACCCCGTCATGCAAGGGTTAGGCCTACGTAGGAGCTTGTACAGAGGGTGATCGATGTTGGTTATTTCGTTGCCATTTATGTCGAAAATCAGGAATTTGACGGAAGCGACAGCATTGGCGCGTATATTGACCGCCCGGAAGACAAATGGGTTGTTCTCGTAGCCAGCACGGTACTGCGAGTAGAGCTCCCTCCCCACGGCATCTATAGGTTGGGATGCAAAAGGAGGTATAGCTCCTGCAGATGCCGGCGCTTGCTTCTTTGAGAATATGCCCATTTTAATCGGATAAACAACGATTATTCCTATTATGTGTTATCACTTATAGAGAACTCATAGAAACTCGATGTAGACGGGGTCCATCTTGCCCCTGATGTACATCAGATACTGTGTGCAGGAGTCCACTATGTCGTCATGCTCCCCTGCCGGGAACCGCGCCATGTCGTCCATAACCTCCTGTGAGGACGAGGTCGGGATCAGGACCTCGTTATCTCCGTTCATTATAACGGATGCGGGAAGGTATACGTGACCGCCCTCTATCGCCGGAGTGGATACATCGAGCCGCTGACCCTTGTCCATGCTCCCGGGATCTATCGGCTTGATCGGCATGTTAGGGCGCTGCTCATGCAGCTGCTGGATCAGCGCTGTGCCGGAAGACTTGTCCTCGATCAGGTTGTAGGTCGGCCTGTATTTGTTGTTAAGGTCTATGGCCGCCTTGACCAGTTCCGGGAAAAGCATCTTGTCCTTGACCATCTCCAAGAGATAATGATCGTCGCGGATACGTAGCCAGACGGTTCCCACCGAGTAGTCGTTCAGCTCTTTGATCTTGCCCGCCGTATCCCAGGATATGTAGATATCGGACGATCTGGAGCGGAGCTTCTGCAGGCTATCGATATCGTAGAACCGCCACCACGATCTCTTGATGCGCCCGACGTCCATGTCGTCCAGAAACTCGCATTCGTACTCTTGAGAATATATCCTGGAACCTCTGTCCAAGAGCTCGGTGTTGAGGAAATCGACCTTGTCGGGCGCCTGCATGCGAGGATTGTCCGAGGCTCTGACCACGTACTTCCCCCATACATCGGACATATAGGCCCGGTAGAAGTCCCCGCTCTTGCTTTGAGGCGTCGAAACGATGACCAGCTGGCCGTTGGTGGTCAGCAACATCGGGGATACAGCGTCGAATACCGCGTCCGGCACGCCTGCCGCCTCGTCTATGATCACGAGGTCCGCCTTATATCCGCGCACATTCCAGCTTGTGCCGGGCAGGGATATGATCCTGGAGCCGTTACGGAGCTCCAAGGATGTGACATTGTCCACTGTAAGCTGCGACTCGTACTCCGGCACAGACTTCACCATTTTTCTGACGCGATAGAAGAGCTCCGAGGACTGCCGTTGCGTCGGCGAGAAAAGCAATATGGTTTGGTTGTCGCGGAATATCGCACGATGAACCGCCTTGATGCTTACTACGGTGGACTTCCCTCCCTGACGGTGGATGAGGAGCAGCAACCGTCTGCGCTCGTCCTCCAGGAACCGCCTCTGCCACTCGTCGAGCACAAGGTCTTCTGTAGGCTCGATGTAGGCAGATGCCCACTCTATTGGGCGGTAGGTGTAGAAGAGGTTCTGCAGCTCTGCGTCGGTCAGGTCCATGCGTCAATCAAGTCCGTTCTTTGCGATCTCCTCAAGGAGCTCCGGATGCTGGTCTATGAGCTTCTTCATCTTCGAAAGCTTGCTGTGATCAATTAACGTTACCGTGGCCTCGATCCTGTCCGCAGGCCTCTGCCCGAGCTCCTCCCTGTAGAGCATGTAGATCTGCGGGTCCCCGTTGGCCGCCTTGCGTGCGATCTGCATGATCATGCGGTCCTCGAGCGTCATGTTGGCATCCTTCGCATCCTCGAAGTTCTTCACGGCGTCGATAGATGTGACCCTCCCGCTCCGGAGGGGCATGCTCATGGCGACCTCTAGCTTCTCTCTGAGGGCCTTTTTCTCTTTGGCCTTCTTCGACGCCGCCTTACCCCCCATACTCTGGATTTCCCTTTGCGCATCCTTTGAGCGCCTGTTCAGAGGAATGAGGTTTTCTTGCCCCTTGTGCGCATTTTTCGGTTTAGAGACTGTATCGGCCTTCTTCTCCTCGGCTTGTGTCACAGACGGCTCGGCCTGTGCCGTATCGGCGACATTATCCTCTGTCATGCTCCCTTATCCTCCTTGCCTCATTCCCGGTGTACTCTTCCCATCTTTTGACGATGACGTCGCAATATGCGGGGTCGAGCTCCATTGTCCTGTTTCTCCTTCCAAGCTGCTCGCATGCTATCATGGTGCTCCCTGAGCCTCCGAACAGGTCCAGGACCACATTCCCCTTCCTCGAAGAGTTCTGCAGTGCACGCGCCACAAGCTCTATGGGCTTCATGGTCGGGTGCTCCTCGCTCTTCTTGGGCCTGTCGATATCCCACACATCGCTCTGCTTCCTATCGGTGAGAGGACACACCCGGGGGCCGCTGCCTTCCCACCCGTACCATATAGGCTCGTACTTCGTGTGGTAGTCCTTACGGGACATCACATGAGAGTTTTTGTTCCATATTATGGTCGAAGACCAGTGGAACCCGCTGTCTTTCATGGCGAGCATCATATTGCCCCACTCCTGCGCGCTCATAACGACGTAGATCATGGCACCGTCTCTGGAGGCATCCTTCGCCCTCGCGAATGCAGAGCGCATGAACTCCTCGAAATCCTCTGTGCTCATATCGTCGTTAAGGATTGTGCGAGGCTTGTACCCCATGGGATTGTCGTCCCCTACATCTCCATAGTTGACATTCCACGGAGGGTCCATGAATATCATGTCGGCCTTCTCGTCTCCGATGAGCCTCAGGACATCTTCGCTTCTGGTCGAATCCCCGCACATCAGGATGTGGTCCCCTAGGACGTACATGTCCCCCAGCTCGGTCCGGGGCTCCTCGGGGATGACAACCTCGAACTCGTCCTCTTCGACCTCGTACGGAAGCTGATGCTCGTCGAATCCCAACATCGACATGTCGAGGGATTCTATGCCGCTAAGCTCCTCAAGAAGGAGGCCATCGTCCCACTCGGACAGATCGTGGGTCCTATTATCCGCAAGACGGTAGGCCTTGGCCTGCTCATCTGTGAGATCGGCCGCTACATTCACGGGCACCTCTCTGAGACCTAGGGCTTTGGCGGCCTTGTATCTGGTGTGGCCTACAATGATCACCCCTTTCGAGTCTACTACGATAAGCTGCCTCCATCCGAATAGCCTTAATGAATTGGCCACAGCCTGCACTGCACCATCGTTCTTTCTCGGATTCTTGCCATAGGGCCGTATGTCCTCTATGTTCATCCACTTGACGGACAGATTATCTTCGATCAGTTCCCCCCCCCCACGATTGACTGGAGGTCTTTTATTTTAGTCGAGACGCCCTTCATCTGCATTCCTTCTTCTCGCGTTCGCTGTGATCGCTGTGCTCCGGCCTGACGATCTTCCTATCCCTTTGGGGCATAGCGCTGTGCTCCGGCCGGATAACCTTTTTCTCCCTTTTCGTCCGGTCCATGTGATCACTCCTGTTCTGCGCCCGTCCATAGCCTGGTCTGAGCCTTGCCGTCGCTTCTCTTTTTTGGAGATATGCCGCCACTACGGTCCGTGGTGGCCATTTCGAGGCAGTCGGCAATCCGGCGCAGCTCGTAGATCAACATCCCGTTCTGCCTTATGATCACGGTCGACTCTGCCGATGTCGCAAAAGCCTCCGGGACGAAAAGTATGCGCTTGGTCCCGTGCGGCGTTTGGACGTAGTGTCCGATGAGGTCCTCGGTCCCGAGCATCTCTACGATCTTCTTCTGGATCGTCGGAGGCGCGGCTATGCCCATCTCCTTCAAATCGGTAAAGCATATCTCTCTGTCCGACCGATTCCATTCTTTCACTATTTCGACGATCTTCCGACTAATTTCGTCCAGAGCCATATCAGTCTGCCTCGATCCTGGGCGCTATCAGGATCGCGTAGTGTGCACAGCTTACGGTGAAGTCCATGGACATCGGCGCATTTTTAGATAGCCCTATGGTTACATTGCCATCATCATCAGTGAGGTGTATCCTCTTGACGATGGCCGCGACCACATCGGAAGGATAGAAGGAACGACACTCCAGACAGACATCTGCTTCGACATATACATGGGCGGACTCTAGATCCGATGAGGCTCCTATAGATAGCTGTCCGGGAGTAACTTCGAAACACATGCTATCGCCTATATCGTCCAGCTTGGAGCAACGCCTGAGGTCCGCAGAGCAAATCGGTATGAGGACGTCGAAAGACATGCTCCTGGCTTTGCCGGACATATTTCTCGATATAGTGCGCAGAGTTCTCTTTCCATTTTTGTTCTGGATGACCACACGGTCATCGGCTTCGGAGATGTCCACACTGTCATATCCGAAGAATTTCAGCGCCGATGTTAGCAAGTCGATATTGAGCGTTACCGACTTATTTTCGGAGACAGTGTAGTGATCTATGGACCCTAGCCGTATGCCCATATCCGTGTCGACCGACATTATACACATGGCGATATGGCCCTCGTCCGTAACACTAACATCTATAGACGAGGGGGATAGGCAGAATGTGACGTCCGCACCTTTTCCCACAACCCCGATAATAGGGTCTATCGTTTTCAGGATCTCGCTTGCTTTTGCTATGATCATATCTCTTTTACCTCCAGAATATCAATTTCATCAAAATCGTCGAATATGTTTCCAAACTCATCTCTTAATGCGTCCATGACCTCTTCGCAGTTGCAATCATCAGAAACAACGCATTGCGTAGTGTAAGAGATCAGCACCGTGATCTCGCAGAGCCTTCCCTCCGGATCGTCCACAGCATCCTCCATACGCACGTCCGGATAGCTCATGCGCATCCACTCCTGATGGCCATCCGGACGAATTCTGACATGCTCTTGACTTTGTGACGGGACATGGCCTCCTCCATAATTGCGAGCTCGTCCCCGCTGATGCGAAATGTGACCTTGCGGTCGTTATTTTCTTTGCTCATCATTGTGGATTCCTCCGGCATCGTCTTATCATCGCATGATCCCAGAACTTTTACAGACAGGAGAGCATATCCTATGGGCATCGGCAAGAAATCCTCATGCCTTAGGATGTGCGAAACGACGACTTTGCAACTGCGTCCAGTATAATCGGTGTCGAACTCTCTAAGATGTATTGTGTCGCCAACACGGAATACCTTATCATCCTCCTTGCGGAATTCACAAGTTTTAATCCCATTCTGGACCGCATCATAATAAATTGGGGATAGCTTCAGCGCGTGTATCATTTATAATCTCCCCCTGTAAGCCCTCGAATACTCGTCGTAGTCACATGACCAGAAAGACCAGGGCCGTGTCCAGTCTTTCAGTTTCTGCATGCGTGCAGTCTTTGCGACGTCGATATTGAGCATCGAGAACGCCGTCACGCCCTCTTCCTTGAGGATGCGGCACCGGGACACGGCGTCGTCCACATTGTCGTCCGAATGGCAGTAAACGTAGCACATCAGGTCATGCTTAAGCGATATTCCGGCATCGCGCATCAGTCCGATCGCTCTGATCACGTCGTCCCGGTACGCCATGCTGTCGAACGCTATACGCCACGAACGGAAGGCCCGGAGTGATGCCAGGGCCTGTGCGATCTCTTCGTCCATCAGGACGCAATTTTTGAAATCTTGACCTGTGCATATATCGGAGACGTCACAGACCTTCCGGAAATCCCCTTCCTTTTCGTGGACGATGCAGAAATGGCAACGCCTGATGCATCCCCTGGTGGTGAACCCCAGATAGTAATCGCACTCCGGGTAAAGACCATAGTCCGGACTCATGGACTCTATCCACGGAGGGAGCTCCTTCGCGAGGTCGTAACCGGAGCCGCCGACGTCTATCTCCGCTTCGGGGTAATAGAAGCTCAGACTGTCCGCCATGTGGCGGTTTTTCCTGAATACGATGGAGGAATAGACGATATTGGGATCTGAAACGTTGAATCCGACCTCGCAACCCTGTGCCCTGTAGTATGCGGATATCTTCATCAGGGCCAGATTGGGGATCGTGCTGTCAGCGTCGATCAGGAGGATTTTTTTCATCTGAATGCCTCCATCATAGAAAATCTTGGAGTGATAGGCGTCCCGAAGATCACAATCGCCGAAGGGAAAGGAGCAGAACTCTTAGATTTTCCGAATTTCAACCTACCTTGGATAAGGCGGATCTCACTCGCTTTCATACAGCACTCCCACCACCACTTTGTGTCCGTCCGTGCTGGCACGAGGCAGACCGCAATTCCCCCCCCCCCTCCGTATTGCATGGCCCTATCCATCCAAGCACGGATTCCCTTATAAGGTGGATTCATCCACACCGTGCCTGTCCACGGCTGTTTAAGTCCGTCGGCCTCGATGTCGAAATACGTGGCGCATTTTGCGTTTTCCGAGGACGCGCATACGTCGAGGTCGAAGTCGAACTCCTCGTCGAGCTTCCCCCATAGGTCGAGCGGGGTTTCCCAGTCGTCGGACGATGATGACATCATCCCGGAAGTCATGCAGCGGCTCATTCTCCGTCCCCTCCGAGCGGGCAAGAGCATAGCGTGTCGTCCTCATAATCGAAGTCGACAATAGCGAACTCCTCACAGTCTGCAGGTACTTTCTTTCTATCGCAAGAGTAGTAATAGGTACACGAGTGGCAAGTAAGATACTTACGTGCACATTTATCACACAGATCCGAGTTTCTGAGTTCAAGGATGCCATCGAAGTTCTTTGAGGCGCGACATACTCCAGTCTTATTGCCGCAATCCGTGCATACGGTCTGCGCCACATACTCGCCGGTGGCGACCTGACAGACCCCATGCTCGGACGACCTGACGGCCCCATTGGCCAGTAGGAGTTCTAGATATAGGTCGTCCTCCCAAATATCGACATATCCACTATTCTTCAGCTTGGAAACGATATTCTCGAAAATAGCAGTAGAAATAACATTACTAAGCCCAGTCGAAACCCTCAATTCCTCTGTGCGTCTGTCCCTTATGAACTGTGGGATGTCTATAAGGGATTGTATTTTCCCACTATGACTAAATGGAAATGATCCTACTACATACAGTCCGATGGCTTCCAGATCGTCATTGAGTCTGGATCCGGAAAAATAGAATCCTTCTCCATCGTGATCCAAGACCATGTCCTCGGTGCGCTGTAGCGCGTCATGCACGCCTCCGTGTATTATGCAGCATTCTCTCGGGCTGCGGGATGCGATCGTAATAACGGGACCGTCCTGATAGTTGTGGTAGAACACAAATCCGTACGCGTCCGGGTGTCGGTTCAGCGCTGACGATATCATGGCACGGCGGAGCTCCACATTGGTGTCGATCACTTCACCGCCTCCTTTCGTTGCAGATCTCTGCGATCTTATCCAATAGATCGTTGATTTTTTCATAATATCCGGAGATCATGCCACTGATGTGCGCCAGACCCGATGAGGGAAATACATCTCCGATGTTAGATGCCACCTGGTCCCATTCTTTCTGGCGTATGCCGGCGTCTGCCTTCTCCGATATTCTCAAAAGGTCGACTACCGCCTCAAGCTCGCGTGTAAACGAGTCTATGTATGTCACTGATCTGCCTCCCATCTGGTATCTCTGACCTCGAGATCGAAGACCTTATCGTACACGCTCCTGATCTCATCGCCCCAGTCCGCCGTAACCATGCCGCTCCTGTGCCCTCCATAGCGCATTTCGTTGACACGGTCCAAGCTCACTAGAGTGGCCTCGTCCCCGCGGAAGTCGACGATCTTGGATCCGAGCGGGACCTGCTTCCCCGTTTTTATGTCGTAGGCAACGAGGGTCATGCGGACACATCCTTGTCGATGTCCTCAATCATATCAATGATTCTAGATTGAGTATCCATGATCGAACGGAGCAACTGTTTGCACAGTGAAACTACCTGGTCGAGATCGGATATATAGGGCGATTCCCACCCTTTTAGATAATTTAGGCCATCCAATAGATGGATAATACCGCAGCGCGAAGTCTCCAAATTATTGTATATACAACAAAGATTGACGTAATCTTCAGTACGGGTCATGCTACCACCTCGTAATCCTCGTCTACCTCGTCATAATAGCAAGGTGCGAGCCAGTCCTCGCAGTCGTCCTCATCTTCGTTTCCGGAATCCACCGCATAGCAGGACCGGCGTCCGCATGTGGCGCAGGTGTGAGGCAGATCGCATCCGGTAGGACAGTCGATATAGGGTGCGGGGATGGGAGGGAGCCCATAGTGCGCCCAGAGCGCCCAGGCCGGAGTGCACCAATATTCTTTCAAATATTGGCATACGATCAT